CTCTGTGGATTACGACGAGGAGGTCATCGTTCGATGCCTCGACTCTCTATTTTTTCCAGCGTGGGACAAACTAACCAAAAAATGATCCCCTAATTTTTAACATCATGAGCCACAAACGCTTCATAGTCGCAGCAGACAACCACGGAGGATTAGTATCTCATTCGGCAAAAAAGGTTTTGCTATCGTTCTGCGAAACGTGGAAGCCGAGCTACAGGATCCACCTGGGCGATCTGTGGGATTTCTCTCCGCTTCGCCGCGGTGCCAGCCAGGAAGAAAAAGCGTTTGGCATCGCTGACGACTATGTCGAAGGCTTAAACTTCCTCGACGAATACAAACCCAATTTCCTTACGCTTGGAAACCATGACGATCGTATTTACCAATACGCTACGCATTGCGCTGACGGCATGTTGCGCGAGCGATGCGAGGAGCTTGTAGTTGCATCGGAAAAGGAATTCAAACGCCGAAAAATCACCTATTGTGAGTATAAAGTCACGAAATTTTTACGAATGCCCGAAGGTGGTCCGAAGCTCATACACGGCTTCCGCTCGACGGTCAGCCCAGCAAAGGCGCATTACGATAATTGGGGCGAATGTTTGCACGGTCACTGCCATACCAAGGATGAGCATACAGCTCGGCACGTTGAAGGCGGCAAAGCGTTTTCTGTGGCTTGCATGGCAGATTTAGACAAGCTCACTTACAGCGACAGGCAACCGGCAAAGCTAGGGCATCGCAATGGCTTTTTGTATGGCATTATTAACACCAAGACAGGAGATTGGACAGCATGGCAAGTAACAAAAGAAAACGGAATCTGGATCAGTCCACAAGGGATTCTCTGAGCGCACTTGAAAAGGCTCTGGAGATGGCAAACGTATTGCCGCTACAAAGCCACGAATTCATCTCCAGCGACTTCATTGAAAAAACCAACATGCCAGAAAGAACGGCTCGTCAGTTTCTGCAGGATCAGGTCAAAAAGGGCGTTCTTAAAATGCGCAAAATCAGTCACAACGGCAAGGCAAACAATGCCTACTCGGACGCGAAAAGCAAGTAGTTGATTTGCCGGTATCACCAGACGTAAAAGCGGTGTCACCAGACGTAAAAGCGGTGTCATCGGACGTAAATCGCGCGCATTTCCCGCAGATTTCCCGATCGGGAAGTGCAGATTTCCCGCGCTGGAACCCTTGTAGAATATAGGGAAATGAAAATAGTTGAAAAAAGAGCTTGTGAATTTACAAGTTTTGTGCGAATCTTTGCGCGTCACCCGACACCAACTACCAACCTAAACAGAAAATGAATCACCTCGACCTACTCAACCAAGTTCAATCCTTCCTCATCGCACAAGCTAACGAAAAAGGCATCAACCTCGCAGACAGCTTCGCAACCGTTCAAGAGTTTAAAGACTTTGTGGTTGGAGTCGCTTTCAAAGGACTTACCGAAGCAGGCATGAATGTGGAGCAAGCATTTGACGCAACTCTCGGTGCTGGCAAGTATGAAGAAACGCTTGCCAAGCACACAGCCTAACACTCTCAGGGGCGCGACTGACCAACGCGCACAATCAACCAACACAACACATGAACCTACTATTCCAAAAGACCGAGAACCCGAACGTGATAACCGTGGATTCCAAAACAAAGGAGGTCAAAACCAAGAAGTTGACCGGCACATACTACCGCATTGTGGCTCCATACAATGACCGCGCCAACTGGGTCATCACATGCAGCGAAATGCACCTTGACCGATTCGCCAGTGCAGACGATAGCACTATGGTTATCAGCGCGAACCTGCACAAACAACTTCTTTCATTATGATACCAAAAAACAAACGCGGCGCGGTCACAATCGCGCTCGGACACGAAGGGCTGCTGGCATTGCGTCAGGCAGCGAAAAAAGCAAAAACCAAACCGGCAAGCGTTGCCAAGGCTCTGATCTTTTCAGGCATTGACAAAGTGCTGACCGGCGAGCTAAAAATCCAAACCAAACCAACATTAACGAAATGAGCACAATACACCCACTAAAAATTGACCTATTAAAAATACCCGGCGCACGGAAATTCCAAGCGAAGGACGGAAGCTGGCATCTTGCCATCCCGCATCCATCAATTTACATCGGCGAAAAAGGAGCATACCTCGATTGCGATCTGACCGAGCGCAAAGAGAAAGACCGCTTTGAAAACACGCACAACATCGCCATGGTTCAGACCAAGGAAGCTCGACAAGCTAAGGCTCCAAAGGTTTACATCGGCAATGGAAAAACGCTGACATTCGGCAGCAGCTCGGCACCTAGCGCAGCGCCACAGCGAGCGGCACAGAAAGACGCAAGCTGGATCGAAGATGATAGTTCAGACATCCCTTTTTAGACCTATGAACGACAATCCACCAATCATCGGCATCATCGCCCTCTACGCCTTCGGAGTCGCTACTGGCTTCGGAATCGCAGCACTTTTTTACACATTCGCCTTCTAACTAACTAAACCAAACTACCAAATGACAACAGAAAATACACAAATCGCTAAACCTCGGACACTCAAAGGATTACTCTCCGAGGACAACGTCAAAAACCAATTCGCGCTGGCATTGCCAAAGCACTTAAGTGCAGACCGCTTCGCTCGCGTTGCAATCACAGCATTGACACGCACACCGAAGTTGCAGGAATGCACGCCCGAAAGCTTTATGCGTTGCCTGCTCGACCTCAGTGCAATGGGACTTGAGCCAGACGGCAGACGAGCGCACCTGATACCATTCAAAAATGAATGCACGCTAGTCGTGGACTACAAAGGCAAGGTTGAACTTGCCATGCGATGCGGAAACATTGCCAGCATCCATGCCGACAAAGTTTGTGACAGCGACGAGTTCGTCGTAAATCGCGGCAAAGTCGAACGTCATACAATCGACTACAAAAAGCCAAGAGGTGAGGCTTACGCTTACTACTGCCTGATCCAGTTCAAAGATGGCGGCGAAAAGTGCGAAATCATGACTCGCGAGGAAGTGGAGCAAATCCGCAACCGTTCGCAAGGTTACAAGTCAGCGATTCAATACAATAAGTCGCATCCTTGGCTCACAGACTTCGACGAAATGGCAAAAAAGACAGCGTTTCACCGTGCATCAAAATGGATCGAGCTATCGCCCGAAATCCGCGAGCATTTTGAGAAAGACTACGATCTGGACGTTGCACAAGCTCGCAATGTCACGCCGACCGTGCGTGCCGAGGCAATCAATCCGTTTGCACCGATGCTGCCAGCGATCGAAGCCACGACCGAGGAAGGAGGTGAGGCATGAAAATTACAATTACAGCAGAAGGTTTTTACGGCAAAGTAACTGGAGAGTTTGATTTGACAAATTACGATCAAAACACCAGATCACTTGCTGACAGTTGCATCAAAGACGTACTAAATGCGGCAGGCATTGAAAATGATACTGAGGATGAAGAAGAAAGTGAGGTGACAGCGTGAGCGAGATTGAAGATGGCGGCTTAGCGTTTCCGTCAGAATACTACGCTGAACAAGGCATGACTCTACGCGACTACTTCGCGGCGGCGGCTTTGCAAGGATTCGTTACTAATAACGGAACAGACTTTACTAGCATAAAGTTAGCAGAGTGGTCATACTCGCAGGCAGATGCAATGATCGAAGCCAGAAAGGGGGAATCATGAACTACCACATCGTCAATCTCGACCAAGGCACCGAGGAGTGGCTCAACGCTCGCAAGGGCAAATTGACGGCATCGCAGGCGGCTGGTATCATCACGCCAACTGGCAAGCTCGCAGCGGCATCGAAGGGATTGATGCGCAAGCTGGCGCGGGAATGCCTGATCGACGATCCACACCCTTTTGCTGGCAACGCCGCAACGCAATGGGGGCATGTCTATGAACCGATCGCTCGCGATGAGTTCACTGAAATCACTGGCTACGCAGTCGACACCGTGGGCATGTTGCAATCAATGCTGCACCCGTGCCTCGCATGCTCTCCCGATGGATTGTTTATGATCGACGAAGTTATACACGGGCTGGAGATCAAGTGCCCGAAAGTGGACACGCATGTCGATTACTTGCTCGACGGCAAGTTGCCTGCCGAGTATCGACCGCAGGTTCACTTCTCGATGGCGATCACCGGCATCCAGACGTGGTTTTTCATGAGCTACTTCCCAGGGCTTCGACCGCTCATTATGCCTGTGCCATGGGATGAATACACCGACAAAATCAAGGACACCGCGCTGGCATTCGCGGCAGACTATGAGGAGGAAATGCCGAAAATCCTCAAAGCAATTAGACCATGAAACCAACACAAGAACAGATAGAGGCGGCTTTGCGGTATGCTGATGATAATGAAACCGCATGGGATAACGAAATTATTGACGTATGGCCGCAAAAGAAATGCGTTAACAATCCTCTTGCGGATAAATACGCCGCATCAGCCGCAATCCTCGCCGCCGCATACCGTAAATTGCAAGAAGAAAACAACCGTTTGAAACCATGGGCAGATTTGGCGATTTCATCAAATGCATTGCTTGCAATTGAGAAATCAAAAAACGCATGAGCCAAGATGAAAACATAGAAAAGCTCCGTCAATGGTGGCAGGCTGCTCCGAAAGACGAGCGGCTTGCCATCAAAATCACCGCAGCGGCGGTAAAGCGCAACGACGAACGGGACAGGGACGTAGTGCAGCGGAGAATCGACGCGCACTGGAAACGATTTACGAAGAAGGATTACACGAAATGAAAGAAAAGACTCCATGTCGGCTTTTTGTTGGATTGCACCAACCCTCAGACGCAAAGCACTTCAACGCTGCATTCGTATCGGTCAATCGTTTGCGCAATCGCAAATCAGATTTTGTAGTCGGCGACTGGATTATGGATTCTGGAGCATTCACCGAGATTGCAACGCATGGACATTACCGCGAAAGCGTTGACGGTTACGTCGAGCAAATCGAGCGATGGAGCAAATGCGGGAACATGCTTGCAGCAGTCTCTCAAGACTACATGTGCGAAGCGTGGATACTGGAGAAAACCGGACTGACCATCGCGGACCATCAACGGCTGACGATAGAGCGATACGACGCGATCCAAGCCAAGACGGATGTCTATATCATGCCCGTGCTGCAAGGCTTCGACCCCGGCGACTACGTGGCACACGTCCGCGCCTATGGCGACCGCCTCACCTATGGAATGTGGGTGGGAGTTGGATCGGTCTGCAAGCGCAACGGCGATCCCAGTGCAATATATGACGTTCTTAGCGCAATTAAGCAAGTGCGACCTGATTTACGATTGCACGGATTCGGGCTTAAAACAACCGCACTATCGGACGGAGGAGTTTTTGACTTGCTACACACAGCCGACAGCATGGCATGGTCTTACGCAGCTCGCAAGCAAGGACGGAATGCCAACGACTATCGCGAAGCGCAAAACTTTGAGCGGCGCATCCTCTCACAGGAGCGACAAGGTAGATTTTTTTAACGGACAAACAAACAAAATGAAACGACAATTCGACATGCAGAGCATCCCAATTATCAAGGACGCGCACTCACCAGACGGACAGGCATTTTATGCACCACCGAGCTTTGCGGATCTGCCAGACTGTCCTGTCTGCAAATACGGAACACCGATGGAGCGCAACGGCAGACTCACCTGCATCGACTGCGGAGCTACCGTGGGAACAACCGACAAACAAACAAAATGAACAAAGAACTACAAAGAATAGCAATCGCAGAGGCTTGCGGGTGGGAGTTAATATCAAATGGATTAAGACCAATGTGGTCTTGGCAAAATGAATCTTTAATCCACCGAATAAAGTGGGTAGCTCGTAAAGAAATGGCATCTCAAGGAGTATTACCCGACTATCTCAACGACCTCAACGCGATGCATGAGGCGGAGAAAACGCTAGATGACGACTTGGATTTAGACTATTCCGAAAATATTGAGATTGCCACTGGTGCTAGATGGGGTGCTAATAATTCATAT